GATTATCAAAAAGGTAGTCATATTGAATATGCTCCTTCATGTCATCCCAATCTTCTGGTGAGATAACACCCTTAAGGATTAGTTGGGTCTTGAGAACATCGTGGAATAGTTCTGAGAAACGTTTGCGAAGACGACCTATAAATTTTGTAAACTTAAGTTCATCCCTGAGAACTTCTGTAGTCTTACCAAGATTAAACCCTTTGTTGTCATCCGTAAGGCGGGAAGGTGGTAGGTTGAGTGAGTTATAAAGTTTCTTTTTAAAATACTCAACATCCTTGAGTTCACCAAGGTTTTGACCGCCAGGGAGTGTAGTAATTTCAGTTCCTCTACCACCCTCACGACGAGGCAACCAGAAGTCTTCAAGCATTGACATATGCTTTTTATCATCACGAATCTCTCCTGTACTAGCATCGTAAACAAGTTTGTTTCTGTAACGTGCCATCACATCACGTAAATATTGCTCTGCTTTAACTTTAGGAAGATTACCTACATCAATATAAAAAATTCTTCTTTCTGGTGCGCGTGACAATCTATAGATAACTAGCGCATCTTCAATCATGCGAAGTTGATTGAGTGACTTAATTCCTTTGTGAAGGAAACTTAAATGCATTCGTTTGTTTAAATCTTGCACTCCTGAAGAACAAAATGCAATTGAGTCTGCAGAAATCTTAATTCCTTGGGAATTTGACATATCTCCAACAGGACCAAGAGCTCCTCCTCTTAAATATCCTTTTGGGTTGTAAAGATAATAATCAATATAGTTGCCCCATTCGTATTCTAGAGCAGATCCTTTCAATGCTCTGTTAACTCTTGGGTCTTGTGATCCGTCGCTAATCTTTTGTCTTACTTTACGAATCTTTAACGGATCAATATAACGAAGTTCAAGAATACCTTTCTTTGGATTATCTAGATCAACTACTTTATGATAAAATAATCTCCCATCAATATACCAACTACGCACAATTTCATGAGCGCGATTATCAAAATTCAACATTTGTTTGATTTTATCAAACTCATCACGAATTCTTTTCTTTACTCCTGTGCCAACATCAAGATTATTGAGATCAATTTCAACGCAACTATCATTGGCATCACTTACAACAAATTCATTTACAATCTCATCAACAGCAGAATCTACTTCTGGATGAAGAGACATGTCTCTATATCTACGAATAAGTTCATATTCATTTCTCGCGGTAGCGTCAGTATCTACGTATGTTCCAAAATACCCACCCGCTGCAATAGAAACTGGTTCATCAGCGGAAGGAGGGACAGGGGATTGCCCCCTCTGTCCCTCCTTGCGATTAATTTGGAAGCCAAATAATTGACTCATTATTATTCAATTCGGAATGCTTCTACTATTTATGGGATGGAAATTGCACTTGCTCCAGAAGTTGTATCACTATCATCTCCAACTGTCCAGTATGAATACTGGAATTCAACAGTAAATTCTTCAATCTGATCATTGCTGTCATATGCAAGATCAATTGCTGAAGCACTGGTTGGGAATGCATACCATAACTTATATGATCTTAGTTCCCTACCATTTACTGCATCATTTTTTTCAAGTTGTCTGATAACAACTGAGCGACCATACTCTCTGGGATCAATAATTCCAGCAGTATTTGCTTGATGAGTATTGATTAGATTTAACCACTGCTCAAAGTATGAACGTGACTTCATATCTTTATCATTGAAAAATGTTGCTGACCAGTTATCAAATGTTCTGTCGCCAGCGATTTTTACCGTTCTACCACGGAAGGGAACTTCAATAACACCTACATTAGATGCTGGGAGTGCTGCTGACTTGCACATAAATGTTACAAGCTCTTTATCTGCACTTACTGCCGAGGGGAACTGAATGTCCACTTGGAACATATTAGGTCTTACACCCTGACTTACTCTCTGAAGAAACCCTGAGACGTTACTAGTAATTGCCATTTTTTTAGATTACCTCTTCTTGTGACTATTTAACAAAAATTATCTACCGACTACTTCGGCAAAGGAAACACCAGTTCTTGTCGCAGTAAATGTTACTGTGACGTAGTTGATAGAACGGGCAGGTTTGATGAAGAGTTCCGCAACAAATTCGTTACGGTCAATTACATCAGGTGTATTATTTGTTGAATCACAAATAACAAGGAAATCAGTAATACCTTGTTGTGCAACAATATCATTCAAATAAGAGTTGATTGTTGCAAGGAATGACGAACGAGTTACCTCATCATTGATTTCAAATAGAACTCCTTTTGCTAGTTGCTCAACTCTTCTTTCAATATTGAGGAAGAGACGACGAACGTTAATTCTATCAAATGCTGAAGGTGAAGCAAGAGCAGTCTTATCTCCAAATAGAGATACACCTGAACCTGGGAAAGAAACAATAGGATTGATTCTATTCTGATAGAGTTCATCTCTGTCTGCTTTGTTTGGGTTGTATGCAAGTTTTACAACGTTGCGGATACCACCACGATTTAAACCAGCTGGAGAAATCCAGTCAGCATTTGTGGTTGATGTATTAACACATAGACCAGCAACGTCACCATTACATGCTACAAAGCGATACTTATCAGTAAAGCGATCATACATGTACTTATAACCACCATCAATTACAGCATATGATGTTGATGTGATACTATTGAAGAAGTTGATAATATTTGTTCTCTGCTGTGTAGCAGATAGAGCAGATCCACCAGTGCCAATCAAGTTACCTTTGTGTGGTGATACGAAAGCAATACAGTCTTTTCTTGCAGCTGCAATTGCTACAACCTTTTGTGCTTTTGATAGTGTATCATTTTCAGCAGCCATTGAACCACCCATAAGAATGAAATCAATTTCTGTTTCTTCCGTATCTGCAAATAGATCGTATGCAGCATTTACTTCACCAGGAGTATATGCGTAGTCATCAGATCCATGTGCTAAATTAGTGTTATTGTTTGCAACTAAAAGGAATTTTGATCCAGAAGCAAGAGTACTTGAATTAGAACCAATAGCAACACCACCACCAGAAGATACTGGTTGAATTGTATTTGTTAAAGAAGCGCCGTGGAAGATAAACTTAGATTCAGTATTGATAACCGATTTGTAGAAAATAGATGCTCCTTCTGTGCTCTTTCCATCTTCTAGTTTTGAAAGATATATAAATCTTTCTAGAACTGTATTTGCAGCTCCAGATACATCTCCAGTAATATCAATCACAGCAATGTGAATCTCGTCGTAAGAAATTCCTCTTTGTACTGCATATGCAGATGTTCCTGGACGTGGACCAATGGTGGATAATTTTAATCCAGTTGAACCAATGTTGGTATTTGTATACCAATCTTTAACATTATTGATAGCAATATTACTATTACTTACAGAGTTAATTGTTACGTTTAGTGGAGCAGTAGCACCAGTTCCCAGATTAGCAGCGGGACATACTACAACGTTTCCAGATTTATAACCAACACCTGCTTGAGTGATAGCAACGTTTGTTACGGAACCGCCAGCATTAATTGTAACTGTTAATCTTAAACCAGAACCATCACCACCAGTTGGATCAACAATATGAATTCCATTTTGTGTTCCAACTCCATTGTAAGCACCAGCTGTTACTGCTGTTACTAGACCATCTCCTGGTTCATCAAAAATATCAGATGTTGTGATAAGTGATGCTGGGTTATCTAAAATAACAGCAAGTTCTTTTGTTGATGCGTCCCAAGAATAAATTCTACCTGCTTTTCCACTAACTGTAGTGAACGCAGTATTTAAAGCAGTTGTTGCTGGCGCAGATACTAGAGTTAGAATTTGATCCGCACCGCGATCTACGGCAACAATTCTTAATGAATTACCCCATGTTCCAGCACTTCTTGCAGCAAAAACACTTGATGCTCCAACGCCAGATTGATAATCAAGATCGTTCTTGATCAGGACTCCAGAATTTCCTGAAGTAGAGTTTAGAACTCCAGTCTCTGTACGAACAACAGCTAGTTGTCCGCCATAACCTAGGAACTCAGATGCAACCAACCAATCTTCGGCGTTTCCTTCTCTGGGTGTACCGAATGTTGCTACTAATTCTTTTTGACTTGAAATTGAAACAATTTGACCGATAGGTCCTTTTTGGAAAGACGAAGCAAATGCAGCCGTAAGAGCAGAATCTCCTACAATAACAGCATTAGTTAGGTCGCGTTCCCTGAGAACAACACCAGGCGAGACTTGACTTGCCATTTTTTTACCTCTTAGATATCAAATTTATCTAAATCTATTTAGAA